CTTGAATGATGATAATTTAACCGCAAAATCTTCCCGCGAATTTCGATACAGAAAATTTATCTCTATTCAATTTGAATGAGAGAATTTACAAGTTTTCTACATCATAAGAGATTTAACTAATTGTACCAATAGGTAATTAGTCGTCTCCAGCCGTTCGACCAAGGAATTTTTTTAATCTAAAAGAAGGAAGAGGTGTGGGATATTGATCCAGGAAACTACTACGCATAGCGATTGTAGTTAATAAAGTCAAAATGACTTTAGTTCCTGATTCACCCATAAGAACACCTCTTTTTGAAAGGAATCCGTTATTATTATTTCTCTAATTAAGGAGCTCTTAATTGTAGAGCTCATTAGGAGAAGTCTTCGTAGGATTGTAAACAAACCTTGGAGATAATAATAAAAGACCGTAGGAATAAAAATATGACTCTTTAATTCCCAATGCAAAAAGGAATTTATTTAAGATATAGCGACATATGTCGTGTTGTAAAAAATCTGTTGATCTTTCACAATCTATTTCTGAAATAAAGACTTTACTGTCTATAAGTGGAATATTTTTGTTCGAAATTGCAATTAAAAATTCTCAAGCTTGGTAATCATTTTGAAGACCTGAAGCACAAAGAGGATTCTAAAGCAGAACGTTTTTTAAATAATGACCAAAAGGCTAACCATAAGTTGTGAGAGCCGCAAAGGTCATTGTTGGCATTCTTACTTTTGCACCTCCTTCAACTATTGTAGTTGTTCTAACAGGAGGAGCTTTTCCAGTAGGAACGCCCTTTTAATCAATATAGTTATGGTTTAACAAGAATTGGAAAGCACTACAAAAGGCTTTAAATGCCATAGTAGATGAATCATATCCTGTTATTCCTCAAATATAATTAAGAAAAGTAACTTCACCCAGGTTTTCCTAGGTTATACATTCCTTAATTTTTATACCTTTCTTATACTAAATCTTAAAATTGAAAGGAAAAGTTTATAAGTCGTCAGACTCACAAACATGATTTTCCCAATCATATATAAGTTTTAATACTGCCGCTGATCTACCTCCATTCTTTTAGGAATTTCCAAAAGACGCGGAAGTAGTCAAAGACATATGCATAGTTTTATTGATGTATCCTTGATTTTGAAGTTCAAAATCATTGAAACAAACAATAGTTTCTTGTAACGGAACAGAGATCAATTAGTCTATCCTTTCAAAATTAGGTTCGACTGGATCAAGTTCCAATGTTTTCTTAAAAATTTAAAACTCACGTGCTGCTTTACTCTATGTAGCTGGAGGAAATCCTCTCGTCTACGCTAAGTAATCACATTTTATAATTCTAGAACGGATATTCTCCTAAGAATTGAAATAAACACGTGGGAAATTGTTCAATATTTTCTAATTCTATTTTGCCAGTGGTTTCCCATTTAGGTCTACAGAATCATTAACAAAGGACCAAAGAGATTTAGCATAAGCTTTATATCTCCTAGTTAAAATGTCAGTAGATTTACTGGAATAAAATGTTTTGAAACTTCATTTAAACCATTTCCACTAACTTTTTTTGAAAAACTCTTCGTCGTTACTGTACGCCATAGCTAACTGATTTTCTAAACAATTCCACCAAGATTCAAATTATTGAATTTAGTAGAAAGGAAGACAGAAAAGTTATATAAGTACAGACTTAAAGTTTTTATGATTGCCTAAATCGTCAACCAAACATCTAGCCATTCAATATTCAAGTTTGAATGAGAAAAAGTCTCATAGAGTTTTCTTAGAGCCCTTTTTCTTCTGAATGTATTAGAAGATTAACGATAATTTATGTATGGATTATTTCCCTTTTGCAAAGATTTTCTTTTCAGGATTGAAAGAAAAAATCTCTTACAGGAATATACTCCTGGGTGGTATAATAAGGGTTAGATCAGTTTGATCTAACACTTTGGAATACGAGTTTGTGCTTACTAGCACAGGCTTATATTTTTCAAAGGTAGCTTT